GCGGTTCACCCGGAACAGCTGGCGAAAGCAGTCCTTGATGGCCTGCACGCGCATCGAGATGTTCGCGTCCTTGTCGAGGTCGAGCCCGCCCGCGCCGAGCGCGCCGTCGAGGTCGCCCTGCACCCACAGCATCTTGATGGTGTCGAACTTCCACGGGAACGAGCCGGCGGGACGCTTCAGGTCCATCGCCGCCAGCCACTTCTGAAAGTTGACGTAGGTGCCGACCGCCTTGTCGTTCTGCTTCGTGGTGTTGCTGACCGGGTCGTACTCGCTGAGCGTCGTGATGGGGTCCGGCGTCGGCACGACGTTCTCCAGGTAGGCGTCGCCCGGCTGCAGCCCCGTCGTGGTGCCGGTGTACTGGTCCTTGAAGCGGAACAGGCACTCGACCTCGCGCTGGTAGTGCACGCGCACCGTCTGCGGGCGCACCTTGCGCCGGTCGATGTTCGCGACCTTGTCGCCCACCCATTGGTTCGGCGGCAGCCCGCGGAAGTAGTCCTCCGTCGCGGTCAGGTCAGTGGCGTCGATCACCCGGGCGATGCCCTTGTTGTCGATGTAGACGTCGGTGCCCGGGATGTAAGACAGCAGCCGCGCGAGCGCCGCGTCGCCGCTGTCGCGCAGCGACACGTTCTGCAGCGTGAACTCGCCCTCGTTGCCGCCCGCGGTCTGCTGCGACTCGTGGATGGGGAAGCTCTCGATGTGCCACGCGGCCTTCGCTTGCGCATCCAGCGCGACGAGGTTCAACACCTCCTCGAGCGCGTCGCGCGCCGTCCATCGCACGCCCTTGCCGTGCGCGTCCTTGTTCAGCGAGTACGCGAGGTAATCGTAGGTGTCGACGCTCACCTGCGTCTCGACGGGCACGCTCTGAAAGGCCGTGCGGTCGCCCGTCTTGCGGGTCATGTTGAAGTCGCGGCACACGAGCTTGTAGACCCACCGCCAGCGCACGTCGCTGACTACGAAGCTGATCCGGTTCGGCGAGTCGCTGGGCGCCTGATACAGAATGTAAACGCCGTCGACCTTGGTCTCGACGCCGCGGCTGTCCTTGATCACGAGCTGCAGCGGCACGCCGGTGCGGCCCGACAGCCGCGCCCAGTCCGACTTGTGCACCTGGAACTCGGTCGCATAGGGAGCGACGCCGGTCACGAACCGCCACACGACCGTGCCGACGCCGGCGAGCGGCACGCCGCCGAGGGTCACCGTCGCCTTCTGCAGGTTCGCCATGGCGCTACCGCGGCGTGGTCGGCCCCGTCGGCCCGGTCGTCGCCGGCTTCTTGTGGAACCGCTCGACCACGACCTCCGACAGCACGGAGATCTGGATCTGCTGCCCGCTGTCCGGGTCGCCGATGTACTGCGGCGTGACCTGACTCGTGCTGCTGACGATGTTCCAGCCGTCGGCCGAGACCCCGCTGCGGTCGCCGCCGGCGTCGGGGCCGGCGATGCCGCCGATCGTGTCGCGGAACAGCCCGGCCGCGCCGGCCGAGGGGCGCGCGGCGATGCGGCGCTTCGGCGTCTCGTTGCCCATGCTCACCACGACGCGCTGCCAGTGCCGCAGGATCGTCGCCCAGCCGACGTCGACGTCGTACGCGAGCTCGTCGCCGCCGTGCACCGGCGTGTAGTCGAGCGATCGCTGCTCCTGGTAGCTGACCGACTCGCTGACCTCGATCGTGTTGCCGCCGGTCGACGATTGATAGAGGAACTGGAACTGCACCGAGATCCGCTTCGCGGTCTCGTCGTAGCCGATGCGCTGTTCCTCCAGGCAGAACGTGCGCGGGCTGAATTCGGTGGTGAACAGTTGCCGGAGGTGCGCCTTGACCTTGTTCTTGAACACGTCCTGCAGGTTGGTGGTCTTGGTGATGTCCACCGAGCAGTCATAGGTTCCCACCACCCTGCGCAGCCGGCGGATGCCGGCTTGGCCGTCGGCCGGGTTCTGCGACAAGTCGGTGAACACGACGCGGTGGTCCTTGATCTGGTCGTCGTCGCGCTGCCCCTGCGACTGGTCGACGAGCAGCTCGAGGTACTGCCGCGTGAACTCGCAGATGTGTGGCAGCGGCGAGCTGCCGCTGCGCTGGCGGTCGAGGCTCGACGACTCGGCCTCCAGCTCCCACTTCGCCTGGGTGTCGATCAGCTGCAGGTATCCATTGGCGACGTCGTCGAAGTTGGCCTTGTAGTTGCCGAGCGCGTCGTCGTCCTCGGTCGCCGTGTAGGTGCCCTGCATCGTGATGGTGCGTTGCCGGCTGGGCGAGAACGACACCATCACTTTGACGTCGCGCAGGCCGTTGTCCTGGTCGGCCGGCATCTCGCCTGTAACGACGCACGTGTAAGCGCGGGACAGCCCCTTGTCGGTGTCCCGGTTTCCGGTCTTGGTGATCTCGGCCGTGACCGAGAGCAGCGTGCGGCCCATGTGGTAGACCCACTCGACGCCGCCCAGGTCGATGACCAGCTCCTCGTCGACCTCCAGGCGCCGGCGGAACTGGTCCTCCAGCGCCTCGCTGAGCCCCTGCACCGCCCCCAGCGTGTCGGCCGTGATCAGCACGTCGAACACGAGCCGGAACCCGTCGTAGCTCTTGTCGATGACGTAGGGGCCGAGCAGCTGATAGCCGGTCGTGCCGCCCACCGTGAACCCGCCATAGGTGATCGCGATCGGGTTGGGGAGCCCCACGTCAGCGCCCCTTTCCGAACCAGTGCGCCGGGTTCAGCAGCTCGCCGAGTTCCTTGACCGCGCCAGACAGCAGCTCCGCGAGCGCCTTGGTGATGCGCTCGATGATCTTCTCGATGCCGGGCCCCTGAAACTGCCCCGATGCGTTGACCAGCGTGCGACCGTGCTCCTCGGCCTGCCGCAGCGTCTTCGCGCTGTTGAACCACTCCTTCATGCCCGGCTGCAGCTTATCCGTCGCGCCGACCGAGTACCCGAACACGCGGATCAAGTCCTCGCGCGCCGCCATCGACGCGCGCGCGTCTTCGCCGATCGTGCCGAGCGCGTACCGCTCGAACTGCGCGCTCAGCGTGTTGAACGTCTCGCCGATCACGTCGCCGATGCCGCCGGTCGCGCGCGATGTCACGCCGTGGATGCTGTCCTGCACCGGGCTGCCGAGTCCGGTCTGGCTGAGCCCGCGCCGGATCGCCGAGCGCACACCGCTCGACGCCTTGGTGCCGGCAACCTCGCCGTCCTTCGACAGCGACGCGATCGCGCGCTTCGCCTCGTCGACGTCGAGCCGCAGGATGACTTTGGTTTCCTCAGCCATGGCGGCGCGCCTCGTACTCGGCGATGTAGCCCTTGTATGAGTTGCGCAGATCGGCGATCGACTGACCGCCACCAAGCTGCTTCCACGCGGTCCTCATCGACGCGGCGAACGCCAGGATCATCAGGTCGAGCTTGCTGTTGACCGGGAAGTGTTCGCGGATCAGCGACGCGCCCTTTTCGTCGCGCTCGAAGATCGTCTCTTGGATCCGCGCGACCTGCGACATCTGGTCGAGGATCCGCGGGTTGCGGCCGATCTCGCCGACCACCGGCGAACCCTCCAGCCACTCACGCGTGCGCCGCGTGGCCCGCGCCTTGTCGTCCTCGTCACCGAGCACCACGCGGTTGATCGCCTCGGCGGTGCCCTCCAGCGGCTTGCCGCTGATCAGCCGCAGGCCGACGACTCCGGCGACGATTGCGGCGCCGACGATCCAGCCGAGCGGCGTGGCGCGCGACACCGCCCCCGCGGCCTCGCCGGCGCCGGCGCGCTCCGCCACGCTGCCGGCCGTGCGCTTCGCCAGCCGCGCGCGCGCGCGCCGGGCGATGGCTCGCCGCAGCGCCTGCGCGCGGGCAGCCTGCGCAATCGCGCGCTCTTCGGCGTGGTCGATCTCGCGGCCGACGCGGGCCACTGCCGGCGCGGCGCCGCCGGCGCCCGTCAGGTCGTCGACCTCGATCTTGACGTCCTTGCCGGCGAACTCGTCGAGGTCGCGCTCGAGCTCGGTCAGGCTCTGCTGCGCCTGCTGCAGGTCCAGCCGCACGACTGCCCACACGCCGGTCATGTTGCGATGAACGCCCCCGTCGCCGAGCCGTCGCTCGAGTAGGCCACGAGGCCGGTGCTGCGCGGGTCGTAGTCGGCGAACACCGAGTAGACGCGGCCGGGCACCGGCGCGATCGCGACCTCGCGGTTCGTGCCGGTGTAGACGATGTTCGCGTTCAGCGGGTTCACGACCGGCGGCCCGCCCGGCGGCGCCGTGATGTAGCCGAGCCGGTACTGCAGGAAGTCGAACCGGCCGTCGCACTGCTCGCCGTGCCAGCTGAAGGTGTCGCCGACCAGCTGCAGCTGCTGCGGCGGCGCGTAGTACTCGCCGCTGGTGCACACCGCCTGCACGCGCTGCGCCTGCACCGCGACGTGCCGCCCCTTGGCGACCGTGGCGGGTGCGGCGGCGCCGTCGCCCGAGACGATCAGGTGTGCGCCGTCGAACCCTGTCAGCTTCTGCACGGCCGCGCGCGCGCGCCCCGCGACCTCCAGCACGCCGGCGCCGGCGCTCTTGGTCAGCAGCCGCCGCGCGCCGCCGATCAGCGCGAACTCGCCGAGCGGGTCGCCGGCGACCATCGCCACCACCTGCACTACAAACGTCTGCACCACGAGGTCGGGGTCGTCGGGGTCGTTCGCCTCGGTGTCGAGCGATATCAGGGCGAACGGGAACGCCGAGGGGATCGCCCCGTCGTCCGGCTGGTCGCCGGCATAGGCGAACACCTGCGCGCCGAACACGAGCCCGCCGCCGGCGACCGGCCACGTCGCCAGCCGCAGCACGTGCCGCAGCTGCTGCGCCATCTGCCAGGGGTTCACGCGGGCGCCTTTCGCGGCTCGCCGCCGATGCCCAGCGGGTCGGTGCCCTGCGCCTCCCGGGCCGACGCCTCGCGCCGCGCCGCCATGCCGGCCATGGTCGGGGCCGGCGGCCGCGCGCGCGGCGGTGCGGCGCCGCCCTTCAGCAGCTGCGTCGCCACGACGCCGGCGATGTGCTTCGCCAGCTCGGCCTCGCCGGCCGGGTCGCCGCGGTCGGCCGCCACGGCAGCGGCCGCGACCTCGGGGTTGCGGAACGCCGCGGCCATGTCGAGCGCGCGGTCGGTCGCATGCGCGTCGCCCAACATCCCCAGCGCCTCCTGCTCGAGCTCGCCGAGGCCGAGGAACCACGGCAGGGGCGGCCGCTGCGCGCGCAGCCAGCGGGCGTACGCCGCGTTGGTGAGCTCGGGCGGGCGGCGGCGGAACCACATGGCAGCTACGTTAGCGACAAGTCCACCAGCCGGCCAAGAGCCAATGCGCGCCCGGTCGCGTCGCGGACGCATTCGATCGTCAACGCCACCCCGAGCTCGGTCTGCCGCTGGAACGACATCTCGGCGCCGTTGATCCAGTTCGGCACCCCGCGGGTCACCAGGAGTGCAGGTGCGTGCACGGGGTCGTCGGGGACATAGAGGAACTTGTGCGCATCCGGCAGCAACGACCGGCCCGGCGCCGAGCCCGGCAGGGTCAGCACCGCGTGCCCGCTGACGTCGCCCTTCGCGTAGGAGCTGGGGAACAGCAGCGCCATCGCGTCGTCGTCGAACCCGCGCAGGAAGCACGCCAGCACGTAGTGGTCGCTCCCCTCGAGCACGTCGCCGGCGGCGCCGCCGAGCCCCTCGACCTCGATACGCACCGGGTCGACCAGCGACCGCAGCGCCACCGCACGCGTGCGGCCGATCTCGGTGCCGCCGTGCGGGAACGCGAGGTCGAAGCTGGTCGGGTCGACGACCAGCCGCCCCGGCGCGCGGATCACCTGCGACGCGGCGCCGGCGGTCATCGGCCGGCCTCGAGGATCGTGACGCCGACGACCTGCTCGACCGCGCGCACGGTGTCCGACGTCACCCCGACGAACGGACGCGCGGGCACGGTCGACTGCAGCCGCTTGTCGCGGAACTTCTTGTTCAACAACCACCCGAGCTGCTTGCGCAGCGCCTTCGGCTTCCGCTTCAGCCACGCCCACAGCGCCGTCCGCACCTGCACGTCGATGGGCACGCTCTCGACCTTGCCGCCGGTCTGGTGCACCTCGGCGTACTCGACGTTGGTGCCGGCCCGGACCGCGTAGCGGCCGACGAGCTCGAACGCGATCGACCCGGACAGCCGCCCGGTGTCGCGCAGTGCCGGACGCGGCTGGAATCGGCGGGACGGCGGCGCGCTGCGGCCGGCGTGGAAGTCCGCGAGGATGCCGAAGATGTTGGGCGAGTGGCGCTCGGGCCAGCGGGTGTCGCCGAACGACTGGTTGCGGAACGCCGCCTGCGACTCGGCCACCATCAGCGCGCCGATCTGCCGCAGCGCCGCCGTGGGGTTCGCCAGCGCCCGCCCGAGGCGGTCGAGCTTGGCACCCCGCTCCCAGTTGGACGCCACGGGGCGCCCCTAGCCGTCGTCGACGGGGGTGGCGCTGGGCAGGAACGCGACGGGCAGCGCGGCGGGGTCGGCCCACGGGCGCACCTGCCGGCCGTCGGCGCCGACCTCGCTCGACGTGCGCACGCCGCTGCTCGACGCGGGGACCGCGTGCGCGCGCGCGGCCGTCATCTTGACCTTGGCCACGGCGCCGTCGGCGCCGAACACCGCGTCCCACCGCACCTGCGAGATCGTCGTCGACGACCCGCCGCGGTCCCACAGCACGGCGATCACGCCCATCTCGCCGATCGACAGGTGCTGCGGGATGGTCGAGTCGAACGCGGCCTGCGCGTAGATCGGCCAGAAGTTGAACACCGCCTGCGCCGCCGCCAGCCCCACGGTGTCGTTGATCGCGACGGCGTCGCGCGCGCGGGGGTTCGTCAGCTCGACGAGGCCGTCCTGGTCGTAGTCGGCCTTCACCGCGTTCCACAGCGCGACCACGTTGGCGTCGGTCACGGCGTCACGGGTCCACGAAGGTGGGCGACCCCGAGCTCGGCAGGCAGCCGAACCCGGCGACCCAGTTCCACCACTGGATCTTGCCGGTCGCCGGCGCACCGCCGGTGTCGGTGCACGTCATGGTGTCGTCGACCAGCCACGCGACCGGCACGTTCGCGTTCTGCCGGATCAGCCAGTAGGTGCCGTCGATCAGGTCCCACGGGCAGAAGATCGCGTCGTCGACGAGCAGGAAACCGCTCGCGCTGCTCGACCACTCGATCTGGATCGTCAGCGCGTCCTGGTTGAACTTGCGGAACCACAGGTTCTGGTCGATCGGGATGATCAGCTCGGCCCAGTTCGCCGCGAGCGCCGCGATGGTGACCGTCGCCGACTTCGACCCCAGGCGGATCGTGACCGACCCGCCCGACGCGGTGCCGATCGTCTTGTTGAGCATCACCCGCAGGAAGTACGGGGTGTTCGGGTCGAGCCGCGACACGTTCATGTCGCTGAGGTTCTGCGACAGCGTCACGAGCCCGCCACCGCCGGTGATCTTCAGCGACGCCGACGTCTGCTCGCCGGGGAACGACCGGTACTGGTGGCCCGCGGTCGTGTCCTGGTCGATCTGCGCGTTGCCGCTCAGCGCGTTCCACGCGTTGAACTTCGGCGTCGACGCGCTGTTGAACTCGCTGAAGCTGCTGTTCGTGAGCAGGCTGCCGCCGCTGCTGCTGCCCGCGTGCTTGCTGACGATCGTGGTGCGCGCCGCCTCGCCCGATCCGAAGCTGGCGCGCAGCAGGTTGTCGAAGCTCGACGCGACGCCGACGAACTCGAACACCTCGGCCCACTTGCTGACGCCATTGTTCTGGTCGCTGCGGACGCGGAACGCCTTCTTCTCGACGTTGCACGCCTCAAGGTTGAACGCGTTCTCGTCGACCGTGAGCCGGGACAGCACGCCGTTGCCGACGTTGGTGCCGCCGGCGACGGCGCCCGCATAGGTGATCGCGCGCGACTTGACCCGCAGCGCGTTGGCCACGAACCACTCGTAGAGCGCGCGGAACAGCTCGGCCGGCGAGCGGAAGCCCGAGCCGAACCCGAGGGTCGCGTCGTTCTTCAGCAGGCGCGCGTACTCGAACAGCGCCGGCGTGATGATCTGCGACGCCACCCCGGGCGACACCAACGTCGAGACCCCCGACCGCACCGCGTTGACCAGCGTGGCGTACTCGGCGGGCAGGTAGTCGCCCTCGAGCAGCTGCAGGAGCACGTCGAACTTGCCGCCGCCGCCGCACAGGGTCCCATCCGCGAAGTTGCGGACGTTCTCGAGCACGTCGATGGCCGCGCGCCACTGCGCCTGGATCTCCGCTTCGGTCGGGGTGCCGGACATGGGTTACTTCTTCGCGAGCTCCTCGGGCCACTCCAGCCCGGTCTCCTCGAGCACCTCGGGGTAGTAGTCGCTGCGGCTGCCGTTCTCCTGGTCCTCGCACAGGTGCGCGAACATGAACCGGGCCGCGGGGACGTCGTCCGGGTGCGGGACGTAGGGATTGAATCCGGTGCCGTCCTTGCGGCGCTGGTCGACTTCGTCCTTGCCCTGGATGGTGATGACGTGGCCCTTGCGCGGCTGCCGGTGCGCGTCGCCGATGTTCTGGCCGGTGCCGGGCTCGTCGCGGTCGCCCTTGTCCTCGGTGAACCGGACCACGGTCAGTGGCAGACGGTCGCGCAGCATGCGCACGCGGTCCTCGTCGATGTAGACGATCGCGCCGATGACCGGCACGCGGACCATCTTGTCGCCGCCGTTCGGGTCCTTGACGAGGTTCTCGTTGACCTTGGGGAAGTCGAGGCCGGCCACGGTGATGCTCTGCACCGGGCAGCTCGGCGTGACGCCGACCCAGTAGCGGTAGGCGCGCAGCACGCCGGCGCCCTTCGACAGCTCGTGGACGTTCGGCCGCAGGTCGGCGCCGGCGATGCGCGTCAACACTTGCGGCTTCGCCGGGCGCGTCTTGCGCGCGGTCTTGGTGGCGACGCCGGCCGCGTCGGTGCGCTGGCCCACGTCGGGGTTCTTGGACGGCGGCTGCGGGCCGCGGGGTTCGTTGGGTGCCATCCGGGTGATCTCCGTATCCTGGCAGTCGCGCGAGGAAGGTTAGATCCCGGCGGGGCGCGCCTCGCGCGCAACGCCACGCCGGGCGCCCCGTTCTGCAGGCGAGCAGAGGTGACCGAGCGCCTGCAGAGAGAGTTGGCTAGTTGTCGACCTTGATCGCGGCGTATGGCAGCGCGATGCCGGCGCCCGCGCGCCGTTCCCACTGCACGTACTCCTCGCCCGTGTCGCGCGTGCGGTCGCCGTTGTTGTCCCCGACGAGGGACGTGTATTCGACGACGCCTTGGCGGTCGAGCAGGAAGGTCGCCTTCTTGGGCGGGTCGGCGAGGAACACGAACCAGTCGTTGTCCGTGATGCGCGCCGTCGGCCACAGGGTGACGTTGCGCGACGCGTCCTGCACGATGTTGGTCGGCGAGCCGGTCGCCGCGGTGGCGCTGCCCTGGCGGCGCTGCAAGAAGGCCTGCTCGAACACCTGGATGTTGGCCGCGCCGAACACCACGATCGCGCCGCGGTCGACGATCTCCTGGCTGAACAAAGGCTGACCCTTGCCGTCCTGGAACAGGCGGTACTGCGCCTGCGTGCGGTAGTAGTCCTGCAGGATCACCGACGTCGACGCGACGCCATTGCCCGTGAGCAGGTTGCCGCTCGACACGCCGAAGCGGTTCAGGCCGCCGGCGGTGGTCGCGAAGAACGACGCGCCGTCCGGGGCCAGCGGCACCGCGGGCAGGGTGTTCGTCGAGTTCGTCAGGCAGTCGAAGAACATGCGCTCCGGCAGCAGCGCGGCCGACTGGCCGGCCATGCGGGCCATGTCGAACAGCGACTGCGTCTGGTCGTCCGCGCGGTCGTCCTTGTGCCACGGAACGCGGCGGCCCCAGTTGTGCACCGGCACGGTGAACTGGACCGAGGTCATCGCGTCGGTGGGGATCGCGTCGCCGCGGCGCCAGAACGCCAAGTGCGGGGCCGCGTTGAAGTACGCGAACTCGTGCTGCCTGTTCCACGCGGAGATGCCGAGGTCCATCAGCAGCGCGAGCCGGCTGTCCTGCTGGCGGTTCTGGACCGTGAGGTAGGTGTCGGCGAACTCGGTCCGCAGGCCGTTCGCGAGGACTTGACTGGCGACAACTTGCATTGTGGATTCTCGCTAGAGGACTGGGATCAGAGCCCGAGGTGCTCGGCGGGGGTGAACAGCTTGACGTCGCCGACGCCGGCGGAAACGAACCGCACGGCCACGCCGACGGCCTTCATGTTGGTCGCCGCGACGGTGGTGAAGTCGGCCGGGTTGTCGGTGGTCGCGTTGAACACGAGCGAGCCGACCTTCGCCTGCGTCGCGAACGTCGCGATCGTCTGGTTGCGCAGGATCTCGCCCTCGGTGTTGATGCGCACTTCGACCGGCGGAGTCACGCCCGTGTTGCCGAGCGCGTCCGTCAGCGCGAGGCCGAGGAACTTGCAGGTCGCCGCGTCGGTCGGCTTGATCACGAGCCCGGTGGTCGTGTCGAGGCACAGCAGCGACCCGGCGAACACCTGCAGCGCGTTGGTGAGCGTGTAGGACTCGCGGCCGGCGCGCGGCGAGGTCGGCGGCAGCGTGCTGACGGTCAGGTTCGCCATGCGCAGGCCGGCGAGGGTCACGACGGCCGCGATCAGGGCGACCGCGGCGAGCAGCATGAAGATCATGGTCAGGGTTCTCGGGTGTGGAGGTGGGTGGGTCAGTTCGCCGAGACGGCGGCGGGCTTCTTCGCCTTCAGCGCGAGCCCATCGCGGGCCATGTTGATCTGCACATAGCGTTCCTGGGACATCCGGGTGTAGCCACGCTCGCTGTTCTCCTCCCACTCGCGCGCGAGCCTCGCGGCCTTCGCCACGGCGTCGGCGCCGAGCTCGAGGTAGGGCTGCGCGACGTCCGGGGTCGAGTCGGCCTGCGCGGCGAATGCCAGTGCGGCGGCGCTGTGGCTCGCCGGGATCGCCGGCGACATCTTGGCGATCGTCTCGACGTGCAGCGCGAACGCTGCCGGGCCGTGCCCCTCGTGGAACGCGACCAGCTCCTTCTCCAGGTCGGCGCCGAGCGGCCGGCCGGCGAGGCGCTTCATCGCCAGCGCGACGTCGTCGCGGCGCTTGTCGGCCGCGTCGCGCGCGCCGAGCTGGCCCTTGAGCGCGATGATCTCGCCGGCCATCGCGGCGAACCGCGCGTCGGCGTCGCCCTTGTCCATCGTGGCGGGAGCGACGGGCGCCGGCGTGGCGGGCGCGACCTTCGCGGGATCGGCGGCAGGGACCGCCGGCTTGTCGTCGTTCTTGCTCATGGCGATGTTGGGGTTGCTCTCGGGTGCGGCGGCGGGAGCCGGCGCGCTGCTGGTTGCGTTGGTGCTGCGGTCCTGGCGCTGCTGCTGGATCGCCGCGATGAGGCGGTCCATGTCGGCCATGCTGATCGAACCGTCCTCGATCGCGGCGATGACGCCGTCGAGGTCGAGTTCACGCTCGGTGCCCTCGCCCTCGGTGCCCGTCTCGTCCGCAGTCGGCTTCGGATTCGGTTCCATGTCCTGAAACAGCAGGTGCGCGGTCGGCCCACGACGGAAGCACGCTACGGGCTCGCGCGTCGGCGCACTACCCGCGACGGGCCACGGCTGCGCGAATGTAGCACTTGCTACAACGCGAGCCTGGGGGTCGTCGACGTCGGTGACCATGAGCATCGGCAGCTCGAGGTACGGCGCCTCGTGGTCGAGCAGCGCCAGCCCGTCGATGCCGGGCTTGGCGACGTCGAAGATTTCGACGCTGCGGTACGGCAGCCGCTTCTGCATCACGTCGACCGTCACGCTCGGGTCGGTCACGACGAGGTCGGCGAACACCGCGAGCACGCGCTCGCCCTTCATCATGATCGGCCGCACGCCGGTGACGCGGAAGAACCCGGCCGCGCGCACCGACGAGCCCGCGTCGCCGGGCTTGTGGTGGTTCACGTGCAGCGGCGGCAGGTAGCCGTCGCGCTCGGCCTCCTTGGCGCGCGCGACCGCCGCCTCGAGCCACGCCGCGTCGAACGCCGCGTCGCCGCGCTTGCACTCGACGAAGATCGGCACGTCGAAGATCGTCAGCGTGCCGTCGCTCGCGGACGCCCGGTAGCCGGGGAAGTTCACAGGCTCACGCCCTGGCGGTCGATGTGCAGTTTCGCGCTGAACAGCGTGTTCGCGACAGGGGTCCAAATGCTGCGCGTCACCAGCTGCCCGTAGAGGCCGCCGTCGCCCGAGTAAGCAAACGGCCCCGTGTGCCCCTCGCCGAGCGGCCCGGTCGGCCGGTAGAGCGAGAAGTTCGCGCCGAAGCTGACCTTGTTCGCCGACAGGAATCGGAACACGCCGACGATGCGCGAGTCGTCCCCGCCGATGGTCCCCGTGAGGGCCATGGCTACGTTGTCGAAGGATCCGGTCGCCGGAGCCCGGTCGTAGATCAACAGGTCGAAGTCCGCGGTTCCGGCGCTGGGGTCCGTGCCCATGAACAGATGCGCCGTCCACAGCAGCCCGCTGCGCCCGGCGCCGGGGAATACCATGTAGCCCGCCGACCCCGTGTTGTCGGTGACCGCGTCGCCGGCCGCGTACGCCACTACGTCGTTCGGGCGCGCGAACGAGCTGATGATGACCGCCGCGCCGTTCGGATTCGACGGCTGCTGGGTCTCGGGGTTGGACATCGGAACGCCTGCTGACATGGCTCAGTCCTTCTGTTGATCGTGTTGTTCAACCAGCCGCTCGATGCCGGCGCGCACCGCGCGCGTCGGAACCTCCGTCTCGCCCCGGATCAGCCGGTAGATGGTGTTGAAGTCTGCCGGCACCAGCTCCGCGATCGCGCGGACGCCGTCGCGCGCCGCCATGCGGCAGAACTCGCGCTTGGTCTCCTCCCAGCTGCGCGTCACAGCGGCAGCCCGAAGAGGTCCGGGCGCCCGCCGTGGCGGAACCCCTCGTCGGGGTGCGCCGCGGCCGGCACCTTGTCGTCGACCACGCGGCCGTTCGCGTCCAGCCGCCCCTCGGCGGCGAGCTCGTGGCGGCCGACGTGGTGCACCTGACACCGGCAGTTGTAGCCGAGGGGCGGCGCGATCCTGCGCCACTCCTGGCTGTCGACGGACAGCACGACGCCGTCGGCCGCGGCGTGGTTCGGGCGCACGTCGACGTCCTCCATGGTCGAGAACCGGAACGCCGGCACCGCGACCTTGACGTCGGGGTCCTGCGCCTGCCGGAACCGGCCGGCGGTCACCGAGGTGTTGATCGTCGTGCGGAACACCATGCGCGCGTAGGCCTCCGACCACGCCTCGGTGCGGCGCCGCACGGCGTCCACCGCCATCGCCAGCCCGCGGCCCGCCTCGGTCTCGCCGAGCCCCTCGCGGAACGACTGCGCCAGGAACCGCTGCGCCTCGGCGGTGACCGTGGCCTCGGCCGCGCGCGCGAACGCGAGCACGCGCCCCTGGCCGTACAGCTCGGCGATGCGCTGGGCGGTGCGGTCGGCGGCGCGCTGCAGCGTGACCGGCGCGCGCGTCACCAAGTCGTCGAGCGCCTCGGACAGCGTGACGCGCGGCAGCACCAGCTGCGTCGGCTCGTCGGCGAAGTGCATGCGCCGCGCGAACTGGCCGGCGGCGAGCTCGCGCGCGGCCGCGCGCAGCGTGATCGCCGCGCCGAGCACCTCGCCGGCGCCCATGGTCTCGGTGACGGCGCGCTCGAGGGCCCGGCACGCGTCGAACGCCGCCGGACGGTTGCCGGTGACCAGCGCGACGTAGAGGTCCGCGACCGCCTCGAAGTGCAGCCGCGCGTAGCGGCCGGTCACGTCGGCGAGGAACTTCTCGGCGTCCGCGATCACTTGCGCCGCGCCTTCCCGCGCTTCTTGAACATCTGGCCGATGCCCATCGGATCGTTCGGCGTCACCGCCGGCTCGACGCGGCCCGGGATGACCTCCTCGCCCTGCTCGGGCTTGCGGAACGACGTCTGCTCGAGCACGTCGTCGAGCGACAGCGCCACGCCCATGCCCGACAGCGTCGCCGCGGTCTGCGCGCGCTCGCTCGGGTCCGAGTGCTTCTCGCGCGCGATCAGGAACGTCGGCTTCTCCTCGGCGATGCCCAGCTCGACGATGTTCGCCCAGTTCATGAACCAGCAGCAGCCGATCAGGTCGTCCGACAGCGTCTCCTGCAGCGCCTGCCGGTCCTTGCTGACGATCATCTCCGTGCTGTCCTGCTGCACGTCGGCGAGCGCGTAGCTGCCGCCCTTGTCGGCGCCGGTCGGCAGGTTGGCGCCGAGCACGAGGGTGAAGATCGTGCCGCGCACCTCGGCGCGCAGGTCGCGCAGGATCTGCCAGCCCTCGGCGCTGCCCTTCACCACCTCGATCTGGTCCTCGCTGTCGTAGACGAGCACGTGCCGCGCGCGCAGGTCGACCAGCACGTCGCGCCACGCGCGGATCAGCTCCTGGTTCGGCATGCCGCTGGTGGCGTCGCGCACGCCCGAGACTTTCGCCGCGAGCATGCCGCCGCCGTGCTTCTCGGCCGCCAGCATCG